GGAGAGTAAAGTCACCCTGGCCGATCTGGAGGACGAGTGCGGCACGACGGCGTGCTTCGCCGGCTGGACCGTGGCGCTGTCCGGCATGAGCATGGATCTTGAGCACGACACCGCGATCAACGCGGACGGGGCGGTCGTCGGCTCGATCGATCAGGTGGCGATGGACCTGCTTGGTGTCGAGGACATCGAGGTGAACAGCGGCCTGAACGTCAACTTCCCGCTGTTCTACTGCTCGGAGAACTCGATCACCTCAGCGGTGACGGAGCACTTCGGCCCCCGCCCCAACTAGCCGTTGACATCCTGACGATTGTTGGGGTAGGCTGAACCAGCAATCTTCGAGGGGTTGATGCACGAAACTCGCGCGGAGGTCCGGAAGGCGAGAGCTGGACCGGGGAAGGCTTTCGCGCGAGTCATGGCAGGTATCCCGACAGGCCGGGGCCTTGGATCGTATCCAGGGATTTGCGGGTTCGAGTCCCGCACGTGCCACGCAAGTACGGATAGGGAGTCGCGTCCCGAGTCCGGGCGAGCAGGGTAGCCAGCATGGTGCGCTATTGATCGTGATCCTCTGGACTGCGAACCGGGGGAAGCGTGATAACGAGGGGATTCGATCGCCCCACTACCCGCAACGACATTGGGCCTTTGATGGAGTCCGAACGTTGGTCGTTAACTAACGGTGGAACCATCACTCACAACACCACGTCACGATCAGAAACGAGAGTCACGCATGACGCAAGCGAACGATCCCTGGGCTGCCGCCGCCGCGCCGCAGGCCACCGCCACCCGCGAGCACTCCAGCGCGGAGCAGTACGGCCAGCCCGACACCGCGTCCTCTCTGGCATCGGACTACGCCCCCGAGCCGGAGCAGCAGTCGAGCCTGTTCGGTGGGACCATCGAGACGCTGCCCAGCCTGTTCACGCTGGCGCACGCCCCGGGGACCAAGATCCGGCTGACCATCACGGCCAGGCCGAAGGACGTGCACAGCACCTGCCACCCGAGCCAGGCCCCGGACCGGGTGTCCCGGCTCAAGCAGTACTGGGAGACGGACCCGTCCACCGGCAAGCGCCGGCCGGGGCTGGCCCCGATCGACCTGCGGACCGGCAAGCCGAACGACAAGGTGATGAACCTGGTCATCAGCGGCCAGACCGACGGACGTGACCCGCAGATCGAGGGCGACGACGGCCGGCGGTCGTGGTTCATCAGCGGTTCGGCCAAGGCCCCGAAGGGCCACCGCCCGGGCGAGCCGGTGGCGTCCGCCCGCCTGGCGGTGCTGGACGCGATCCGGATGGACGGCAAGATCACGTCCGATGAGTCCATGATCAACCGGGTGCTGGAGGTCCACCGCGTGCGGCGCACCGGGCCGGCCACCACCGACCCGTGGCTCTGGCAGGCTCGCTTCGTGGGCTAGCCCCCTAGCTTCATCCCGCTGATCAGGGCCACAATCTCGCGGAGCTACCGCCTCCCTTGCCCCGCGAGTCTGGTCAGCACGAAAGCCCCCGTAAGCAGACGTTTTGAGACGGCGCGCTGCTTACGGGGGCTTTCCTTTGATCCGACATGAATGGAGAATCAGCACATGGCAAACACCATCATCGAGTGCCCGCGCGGCCAGCAGACCTGCATCGAGAACGTGCGGGCGTACGTCACCTACCACGGGCCGGACGAGGCCGGCCAGGTGGTGCAGGACGAGCGCTGGGCGATCCTGCTGCCCGCATGGTCCGACGCTGAGGCGGACGCGCTCATGAACGGCCCGGCCTGGTGGCAGATCAGCAGCGATCAGTTGGTCCCGATCTTCCGCCAGGGCGACAACACGAACCCGGCCGTCGACGATCCCGACTACGCGTGGGTGCACGAGACGTGGAACCTGAACGCGGCCGGCCACTGGGCGCGAATCGACGGCCAGGCATGAACTTCGAACTGCCCCGGCGGATCCAGCCGCGCCCCTACACCGACACCGCGTTCATCGCGCGCGAGCGCGCCCGGGCGGCGGGGACCATGCTCGCGCCTCCCAGCGACACGCCGGCCAGCCCGTGCAGCGCCTGCGGCGCGCAGGACCGTCCCCGCCGGCTCAACTTCATCGAGGGTCTGCGCATCTCGCTGTGTGCGGACGAGCACGCGTGCACGCAGGCGTACCGCGCCGGCCTCACCGCGTCGGCGTACGCGCAACTGCTGAGCATGGGGGTGAACCTGTGACCAGCGAGGTGGTGCTGGAGATGACGGAGCGGATCGCGGACGGTCTGGAGAAGCAGGGACTGGACGTGGGCTGGGAGGCGAACCTGATCACCATCGAGACTGATGGCCAGTGCTTCACTCTCACGGTGAACGAGGTGGCCCGTCCGCTGGCCGACGGAGAGGTGCCCCAGTGGCCGAGCTAGACCACGGCCAGCGGCGAATCCTGCGGTGGGAGAAACCGCGCCCGCCGCATCGGGTGAACCCGGACCCTCGGACCGGTCAAGGCCGGCGGGCGGGGTCGCAATGGGATGCGGTGGCGCTCGCGCTGGCCGCCCATCCCGGCCGCTGGGGGCTGATCTTCGAAGGTCCGAAGACCCGGGCGTCCGCGCTGGCCGCCGCTGTCAACGAGGGGCGCATTCAGTGCTGGCGTCCGGCCGGCGCGTTCTACGCCGTCTATCGCTCCCGCTGCACCGGAGAGCAGGCGGTGTACGCGAAGTACATCGGAGAGGAGCAGGGCCACGATGGATCCGTTCGAGTGGCGTAAGAGCAGCTTCAGTAACGGCAACGGTGGCAACAACTGCGTGGAGGCCAAGCGCAGCGACATCAGCAGTGATGTTCTCGTGCGTCATTCGAGGTGGCGCACGACGTGGATGGTGTTCACGCGCGAGGAGTTCGCCGCGTTCCTGGCCGGGGCCAAGGCGGGGGAGTTCGATGATCTCGCTGGCTGACCTTCGCCCGGGTGACCTGATGTTCGGACCCATCGGCGGGATCGTGCCTGGCATCTTCCCGGTGGGCGTCGGCCAGGCCATGCTGGGCGAGCTGTTCGACGTGGGTCAGCTCAAGGTCCGGCACGTCGGCATCGTGGTGCAGGCGCGTACGGAACGCCTCTCACGCAACGACGGCCCTCGTCTCGTCCAGGCTATGCCGCACGGCGCGGAAGAGATTGAGATGTCCCCGGCCACGCACTGGACGCCGCGCCACGCCTACGTGCGCTTGCCGGAGGACTACCCCGGCCAGGCGGAGGATGCGGCCGCGATCGCTCGTCTGTTCGTCAGCGAGAAGATCCCCTACTCGTTCGCGTCCTACGCCGCACTGGCCGCGTGGAAGTGGGGGATCAAGACGCCCCGGCTGGAGCGCTGGATCGATCGGCGGTGCGAACCGTGTCCCGCTAGTCCCGTGATTCACCGGAAGGGGCCGTGGCCCGGGCAACTGTTCACGGCATGTCTCCCCGCCGAAGCGATCTGCTCCGTCCTGGCGGACCAGGCGTGGTCTCTGGCCGGCAAGCGGGTGATGCAAGGGGTTGCGCATCAGGCGGTGACTCCGGGCGCTCTGGCCGGCCAGCTCCTCGGGCGCGAGGGTGCGACCTGGATTCTGCCCGGGAGAACCGCGTAGGACTTGACGATAGGTATCGTTAGGATCTATCGTCATGTTTGACACGCAGTAGTGGCGGGCGGTGGCTTCCGGTCCACCGCCCGCCACCGATGACGAACAGCACATCGAACAACTGAGAGGTGAGCACCATGGCTCGATACGAAACGGTACTCGTGACACCCGCCCTCGCGAAAGAGTGGCTGGCGCGCAACGCGGAGAACAACCGCAATCCGCGTGCGACCAAGATCGCGCAGTACGCGGCGGACATGGCCGCCGGCCTGTGGCAGTCCGACACCGGGGCGACGATCAAGTTCGCGAAGGACGACACCCTGATCGACGGCCAGAACAGGCTGACGGCCGTGATTCAGGCGAACGTGGCGGTTCAGATGGACGTGGCCTACGACCTGCCGCTGTCCGCCATGGTGGTCACCGACACCGGGGCCACACGCGGCGCGGCGGACGTGCTGAGGATCGGCGGGGCGCACGACCGCATGCGATCGTCGGCGATCGTGCGCTGGGTGCTGTGCTGGGAGCGCGGCAACTACATGCGCAACTCCGGACGCCAGTTCACCAACCCGACGATCTCTGAGATCCTGGAACGGTTCAGCGCTCAGCCGGCGGAGTTCGAGGGCGCGGCGGCCAGGGCGCGCGACTGCCAGGATCAGGGTGTGGGGTCCGGCGCGCCGGCCGGCGTGGCCGCTTTCCTGTTCGCGCAGATCGACCCGGACAAGGCGCACGCCTACTTCGATCAGTTCGTGTCCGGTCTGGGGTTCACCATCGATCGCCCGAACCACCCGATCCTGACCGCGCGCAACAAGCTGGCGCGCCTGCGGGTGGATCGGGTCACGCCCCAGGAGCAGCTTTGCATCCACGTCCGGGCGTGGAACGCCTTCCGCGAGGACCGGGACCTGACGCAGATCATCACCGCAAAATCCGGCGAGCTGAACAACAAGAACTTCCCGATGCCGCGATGAGCGCGCTGGAGGAACGGCGTCAGGCCGCGCGTGAGGCGTTCTACGACGCGAACCACGTGACCATGCCGGACGCACTGAACGAGGCCATCGGGACGGCGACGCGCGTGCAGATCACTGACGAAGTGCTCATCGCGGCGGTGAAGGCCAGGCGTGCGGGACCGGACACTGAAGGCATCATCAAGGCCGCGTTCGTCGCGGCGGGATTCGAAGTGGAGCAGACATGAAGATGAGTCTCCCGCTGGCCGCGTTCGTCGGCGTGAATGCCGGCGTGCTCGTGCTCGCGTTCGCGGCGTGCGGCCAGCAGCGGACGGACGCCCCCACGCCGCTCACGCCGGCGGAGTCCGGCTACGTGCGGCCGGCGCTGGCCGACTTCGCGGACGAGTGCTATGGCCCGGGCGCGGCCAGCTCGATGCTCGGGCCGGCGCTGGACAACATCGCCATCACCACCCGGGGCGCGCACAGCGAGGTGATCTCGCTGGAGTGCCTGCTGAATCGCCTCAAGGCCCCGAGCGACACGATGTGGCGCATCGACCAGACCCGCGCGCTGGACGGCCAGCAGCAGGTGACCTGGCCGGGATACGTCGCGCGGTGGACCTACTCCCCGAGCCAGGGGCTGAACGTCCTCGTGAGCGTGAGCGCGTGAGCGAGCAGTCTCCGTACGAGAACCTGATCTCCACGATCGAGAAGTTCGGTGCCAGTCTGGGGCGACGTCGCGCCGTGGAGCTGCGCTGCGGAGCAGGCGTTCCGGAGCTACTGAAGCGCACGATCCCCGCCAGCGAGGGTTCGAACCAGGGTCACGACTACGCTGCGATCCGGATCATCTCAGATGCGTCTTACATCCCAGGGGCGTGCGTGTTCATCGATCAGTACGGGGATGCGATGGGGCCGGTATTGATCGTTGACATCCCGACGATAGACGAGTAGCGTAGAACGCATCCCCGGTACGGCTAGGAGGACATAAACAGCCCCTGGTCGTACTGGGCTAAACCCTCGAAGATGGGAGAAAAGGATATGCCGAACGCGGAGTTGGCGTACCGGGTGCTCGATCAGATCGACGCCCACCCGGAGCGCTGGGACCAGAAACGCTGGTGGTGCGGGACTAGCGGATGCTTCGCTGGCTGGGCGGTGGTGCTCAGCGATGGCGAGGACGCGATGGTGCTCAGCGATGGCGAGGACGCGATGATGAACGGGAGCTACGTCCGGGTGGGCGATCGCAAGGTTCACACTCAAATCCGCGCGTTTGAGCTGCTCGGGATCTCCGACGACAGTGCGGATCAGGACATCGCGCCGGCGCTGAGCTACTACGCGGAGCTGAGCGAGACGGACGACAGTCCGTCACTGTTCCACATGTGGAACAGCCGCGCGGACCTTCAGATCCTGGTGGAGAACATCTTCGGGGAGCGGCCGTGACCACGATGGATGCCGGCGTGGACATCTTCTCCGCCGAAGAAGTCAACTGGCAGCGATGGATGGAGGCGGCCACCGCGCCCGCCCCGCAGATCGCGCGCCCGGGCAAGGGGCGGCGGCGCGCGCCGCGCACCCCGCGTCGCTACACCATGCCGCAGTGGCTGGCGAAGGTCATCATCCTCATCCCGGTCGGGATGATCCTCGCGCTCGCCCCGGCGGCCAACGAGGTTAGTCCCCCGCTTGCCATGCTGGCCGTGTTCGTCGCCGGCGGCGCGAGCGCCCTCGCCCTGGCGGTGAGGTGGTGATGGAGCCGAACGCGGAGCTGGCCTATCGGGTGCTCGATCAGATCGACGCCCACCCTGAGCTGTGGGATCAGGGCTGGTTCTTCACCATGACGGACTGCGGCACCACCGCCTGCTTCGCGGGCTGGACGTGCCTGCTCTCCGGCGAGATGCCGGACTACGAGCGTCAGGGGTTCATCGGACTCGATGGGGACGAGGCATACTGGCTGGCGTCCGGTGAGCGCGCCGATGTGCGCGCCCTCGAACTGCTTGGCCTCACCAACGGGTCCCGGTTGTTCGCCGGCGGGAACACCCGCGCGGATCTTCAGCTCTGCGTGGAGGAGCTGTTCGGCCCGCGTCCGGACTCGATGCCGGAGCGCACGGCATGATCAGGAGTCATCGCCGTCTGATCATGGTGCTGAGCTGCACCACGCTGCTCTTCTTCGGCGCGCTGTTCGCCGCCAGCCTGGCCGACGGATCATCGATGGCGGTTGCGATCATCTTCGCCAGTATCACGCTGGTCACCAGCGTGATACTGACCGCCGCGATCACCTGGGCGGTCATGTGGGCGATGGACGGCGACGAACGCAAGCGATAGGACAGATCAGCTAGTTGAAGCGCCCCTCGCGCGGGATGCGGGGGGCGTGCTGGCGTGTCCAGACCTCCGCCGCCTCGATGGTGGACGGCGACAGGTAGTCCGGTCGCGACTTCGCGCGTCGGCCAGCCAGCCACGTCACGCCGGCCAGGATCAGCGAGGCAGCCGGCACCTGAAGCCAGGGCGGCAGATCCTTCGCCCAGTCCGTCACGGACGTCTCCAGCAGGATGCCACCCACCGTGGTCACCGCGAACACGGCCAGGCTGGCCGCGCGCACCTTGATCTCTGTCCGGCTTTTTGCGCTGATCATCAGCATGCCTCCTGGTTCGGTGGTGGATTCGCGGCGCGCACCGCGTCCGTGTGGTCGTAGGCGGCCAGGATGGCCTCGCGCAGGACGCGGTTGTGCGTCGGGTCCGTGTTCGCGATCAGGGCGCGCTGGGCGCGTCGTTCCGCGTCGGTGGCCTTGGCGATCGCTGAGGTACGTTCCGCGTCCGCACGCTGATGCCGGCCCACGCACTGCGTGTAGACCTGCTGGCGAATGCCGCTGGCCGCCGCCCCCGCCAGCGCGGCCAGCACACCCAACCCCACCAGCGCGGATCGCAGGCGCGGACTCATCGACGCATCCGGCGCAGCATGAGGGCTCGCAGGTGGGTGCCGGCCACCGCCCACACGATCGAGCCGGCCAGAGCCGTGGCGATCCACTCAGGATCCAAGGTCATGACGCGCTGTCCTCTCCGTCGTTCTGGCGCTCCGCCGGAATCGTACGGGTTCGTCCCGGCCGTAGCACCGCCCACAGGCCGGCCGGAAACCCGATCAGTACCCCGTTCGGGATCTGGCCGAGGATCAGTGACCAGATGATCATCACCACCCACATGGTCAGCCCGACGCACCATCCGAGGATCCGCGCCCACCGTGGCATCCTGGCCGCCCTCCCCTAGATCAATTCGTACCCCATGGTATCGGGAAGGGCGGACAGAATGCGCAGGTCAGATCTCGTTTACCCCGGTCCGCAGCACCTCACGCACGCCGGCCTCCACCGCGTCGCGTAGCGCATCCTCGTTGATCGGCGCGCTGGAAGGGATCGCTCCGGACGTCGGGAGCTTCGCGACGATCGCGGACACCAGGGTCTGCTCATCGAGCGGCCCACCGACGGCCTGGCGCAGCATCTGCAAGATCTGCACGTCGCCCTTGTCGGTGAAGTCGTCGCCGGAGGACTTGCCCTGCGCGGCGCGCGACGCGCGCGAGAGCACGTCCACCACGCCCTTGTTCACGCCCTCGCGGATCTGGCCGATCAGCCAGCTCTTGTCCGTCGTGTTCAGCGGCATGTCCGCCACTCCCCAATCTGATGTGTCGCGTTCCTGCGCGGTGGTGTACCGCGCGCTGAAGTGCGCGTGATTCGTGTGCGGGTCCGGGCCGGAGTACTCCCGCCACGTCCAGTTCCACGACATGGACGCGATGCGCTCGTTCCAGATGACGTACTTGAGCCGGTCATCCACACCGAGCCGGTGGCGCTCTACGACGTCCAGCACGCTGGCGTTGAACCACGCCCACCCGCCGGGCCACGGGCCGGACGAGTCGATGTCGAGCGCGTGCACCTCGTTCTTGTCGTCCGCGTCGTGGTCACGCAGGATGTCCGAATCCTCGTCCGGAGTGTGATCCGAGCTGCTCTTGTGGTTCGAATCCCCGATCGTCCCGTCCGCGCCCTTGTCCCGCCCGGGCGCGACCAGGTTGTACTCGTCACGCAGAGCCAGCAGGCACGGGACTACCACCCACGCGCTCACAGCAGGTCACCCATGTAAATCACCTCAAGCATGGTGCCGAACGCAGAGTCCCCGGTGCCCTGAGCGGCCAGGATGCCGCCGCTGGCCTGGACTCCCTGAAGCTCAATGTAGTCCGTCGTGCCGTTGCACTCGATGATGCCGCACCCTGAGACGTTGGTGGTGGCCGAGACACCGAATCGGCGGTCGTAGATCGCATTGCCGACGCCGTTCTTGGTGATGATCAGCCGGCGCTCGCCGGTGGTGTTCGAGGCGAACGACAGGATCCCGTTCACCCAGTACCGGCCGGCGTAGGTCGGTACGACCCGCGACGTGAGCGAGGACGTGGAGTGCCAGTTCAGGTCGTCAAGCACTTCCGAGCCGGCCAGGAACGACACCGCCTGCTGCGACCCTGAGGTGAAGTTCTGGTTCGCGGCCAGTGCCAGCTTGCAGATCGGGCGATTCACCGCCCGCCGGATCATGTAGTTGAACGTGTCGTCGAACGCGAAGTCACCCGCGCCCACCTCGTCCATGGCCATGGATCAGATCCTCCCCCATCGCATCGCCTGCGACTGCACGAGCCGCACCGCACCGCCTGAATTCTGCGCCTTGATGATCCCGTTCACCGAACGCGTCACCAGGCACGGCCAGGTGGTGCCGGCGGTGTTGATCAACTCTATCGCGTCCACGTACAGCAGCGTCCCGTTCGCGGGGCTACCGGTCACGTTCAGCCCGTAGTTCGCTTTCGCGGTGGTGGCCGGCGCTGTCCCAGTCACCGTGATCTTCGTCCAGGTGTTCGCGGCCACGCTGGCAGCGGTTCCCGTGGTGGAGCTGATCAGCGCGTTCGCGGCCGTGTACCAGTCGATGCGCGCCAGCGCGTTGGTGGTGATCGCGATGGACGAGTACAGCCACAGCGAGCAGGTGTAAGTCAGCGTGGCGGTGGCCGGCGCGTAGTTCGCGGTCGCGCCCAACAGCACGCTGGCGGTGGCCGGCGCGCCCGCCACGGTCAGTAGCGCGCTGCTGAGACCGTACTTTCGCTGCGTGGTGGAGCGCGCCGGGGTGCCACCCGCGCCGCCGCTCCACTGGCCGACGGTGGCCGTGGACTCCATCATGCCGAGGCTGACACCCACCGCGCCCTTACTGCCCATCTCGTTGATCGTGACGCGCTCGCCGGCCACGTTCACGTCGTAGGGCGTGGCCTTGCTCCACGCGCTGGTGTCGAGTGACGTGGCGAGGCTGAGGCTGGTGGCGGTGCTGGTGGCGCTGGCCGCCAGCGTGGACGCGCGAGAGTCCAGCCGGCGTTGGCCGCCCTCCGCGTAGCCGAACCCGTTGTTGGCGGACGCGTTCGCGAACTGCCCCCACGCGTACGGACCGTAGGGCACGGCGTTGAACGTGATGGTGTGGAGCAGGTTCTCCAGCGTCTCCGTGCGCCCGCGCACGAGCAGCGGGGCGTCATCCGGACCACCCTTGCCAGCGGGTAGCCCGGTCAGCGTGAACGGGTCCCCCAGGCTCAGCCGGCGCACGCTGGCCGCCAGCGCCGGGTTGGCGACGAACGGAGCGCGGTGCAGTTCGGCAGTGACCTGCGGCCAGCGCAGGGCATCCTCGGTCCCCACGCCCACCTCCCAGTTCGCCTGCGACTGGAGCTGGTCATCGACGAAGACGTTGCGGCTCACCTGCGCGGCGTAGACCCCCACGCCGTTGACGTCGGTGGCGCTGGAGTTGGTGTTGAGCGTGCCGGACGTCTTGTTGCGATACCGCGCCCCGCCTCCTGGCCGGGTGGCGGTGACGGAATTGCGGATGTTCTGCGTGACCAGCTCCGGTTTGAGCGTGCCACTGACGTGGTAGCTGTTGCCGGTGGCACCGTAGACCAGGGTCGGGCCGAACGAGTCACGGCCAGCCATCGAGGACAGCATCCGCAGTGCCAGCCCGAACTTGTCTCGGGGCGCGTAGAGGATGCCACCCACCACGTCCGCGCACTCTTGCAGCAGAGTGATCAGGGTAGTGGTGTCCTGCGGACCCATCTGCGGGTTCAGGTGCGTACCCTCCAGATCCCCGATCCCGTGGATCCAGTACGGGTAGCCGTTCTCGCGCATGAGACGACCGAAGCGCGCGAACGCCGTCTCCGCCGGATAGGCGGCCAGCGCCTCGGGGTAGCCGGATCCATCCCACAGAATGACCTCTGAGCGCTGGCTGATCTGCACGTGTGCCAGGCGCATGCCGGACTTCTCCGCGAACGCGGGGCTAGCCCATGCCCGGGGGTAACCGGTCCGGTCCGTGCCGGGGGCGAAGCTGTCAACGATGTGAGCCGCGATCGCATCACCGGCACGCACCCATTGCCATGACACGAACAGGCTCCCGTTCACCGTGTCCTCGGTGAGCGTGAGGTTGGCGAAGATGGCGGACTGGGCGGTGATCGTCCCGCCATAGGACCAGGTGGCGGAGCCCAGCGTCGTGCCGTCCATGCGGATGATCCGATACGTCCACTGGGTCTGCTCGCACGTGACGACGATGCGCGACAGGGTGCCACCGGTCAGATAGAAGATCATCACGTCCCGACCGGCGGCCAGGGTGGTGGGGATCTGCTGCGTCCACGTGAAGCTGGAGTCCCGGTAGCCGGGCGGGATGACGAAGTACGTAGGCAGGGGGGATGCCTGCGCGGCCATGGTGCTGTTCAGGTTCGAGCAGGTCAGACCACCCTCGACGCCGGGCACGTCCGACCAGGATGAGAACGTGCACTGGTCCACGTTGACCGGTTTGCCGATGATCGCTGAGTTGTTGCTCTCCAACGTCCAGTAGCCCGTGACCGCATTGGTCACGCCAGCGGGTGGCGTGGTGAGGCCGGTAAGTTTGCGACGCATCGGTGAGGCTACGGGTTGCGCGGCGCTGCCCTTCTGGAGGCGCTGGAGCAGGTCACCCGCCTGCACGCTGCTCCACACGTCACGGCCGGAGGTGTCCCACTCCTGCGGCAACTGCGCGCATTCGCCCCAGAACCGGTAGTCCATGTCATCGACGACGGCAGACACCTGACACGTCCACGTGTTGCCCAGCCCATCGCTCCAGCTAGTCGCGCCGCGCGCCTGCACGGTGGCGTCCATCTTCGCGACCAGGGTGCCGTTGATGCCGTTGCGCAGCTCGAAGGCGTAGATCTTGCCGACGAACGCGGTAGCGCCGGCGAACGGTGTGTTGCGGCTGTCACCGTCGTTAACGGTGCCGATCTCCAGCGCCGCGCTGCTGGAGAAGAACGAGGTGGTCCCGGTGTAGGTGCTCTGCGCGAACTGCGTCCACGGGCCGGCGATGGTGTCCGCCTTGTACCAGGTGACCTGCCGTCCGCCCGCGCCGTTGTCCACGTCCACCGTGACCCGCACCGCGTTGCGGCCAGCGGTGAAGTACGCCTGGTTGGCCTGCGTCGGGCCGGCCCCGGTGATGGTGGTGGCCGTGCCGTCCGTCGTCCATTGCAGGACGATATCCCCACCCTGCTGGGTGTAGAGCGCCCAACTGCGCTGGTCGCCGTTGGTGTTGTACTTGCCGCACAGGATCTGCCCGTAGCTGCTCGTCCAGTCCTCGGCCTCGCCATCGAACCTAATGTCGATGTCGCCGGTGATGTCCAGCGCGGCCTTGTCGGTGGTGGAGACGCGAGCCTTGTCGTACGCGCCGGTGGTGGACAGCGAATTGTCCAGCATCCGGACGTACTTGACTCCCTTGAGTCCTGTCCGGTACTGAATGTTTCGCCCCAGCAATCCGTAATACGGAGAGTTGGGATTCGAATTCGTGTACGTTCCATTCTGATTGTTCAGAGTAAAACGCGCGGACCCGCTAGTCAAATAGGTCTGCTCGCTGCTCGATCCCTCGGTGATGACGATTTTGGGATCGGCACGGGTGGGCGTGGTGATATCCGTCCACGTCCCATTGATCAGCAGTTCTTGACGAATCGGATTCAAGGGCATTGCTCACTCACTCCCCAGGAACCGCTGCACGTCTCCGCCCGTGCCGCTGCTGATCAGGTTGCGTAACGGATCCACGGTCGCGCGCGCGATGGTGTGGCCGTCCAACTGGACGATGACGTAGGCCGGCACGCTCGGTCCGCCGCCACCAGGCGGCCCCCACTTCGCGCCGCCCTCGGCTGCCTTGCGCTTGGAGTCGCCGGCGGAGTAGACCCGCGCCCCGGGCGGAAGGTCCACCAGCTCCGCGCCATGCTCACCCACCCACGTCAGGCCGGATGACGTAGCGCCGTGCGCTGCCTGGCCGGCGATGCCACCGTGCGCCATCTGGCCGGACTCGAACTTGGAGATCTTGACTCGCAGCGCGGCGACGTACTGACCCTCGTAGGCGCGCGCCGCGTTCTTCGCGTCGTTGATCTGATCAATCGCGGACTGCACGTTGCCGGCCTTGATCTGCGCGACGTATCGCCCCTCGAAATCCTGGCCGGCCTTGCGCGCCCCCCGGAAGGCTTTCGCCACGCCCGCGATCTGATCTTCCGTCAGGCCGGCAGCGCGCAGGGTGTTGCGCAGCGCGGGTGACACCTGGCCGTCCAGCGCGCCCGCCGCGCCCTCCACCGCGCCTTCCATGTTGATTCCGGCCTTAGCCAATTCGGCCAGGGCGCTAGCTGCCTGCTCTGAATTCTTGCCATTCTTTTTGACCGCGCTGTTGTAATTCTCCTGCGCATCATGCAAGCGCTTATGCGCGTCGATCACAGCGAATACCGGATCGGTCTGCGCCTTCAGCATGTCGTTGAGACCCTGAAGCGCAGTCTTCTCCGCGTTGGCGGCGTCGGCGGCCAGTTGCGCGGCGGCAGCTTGATCGCCGGTCTTGGCCGCGAAGTCGCGCGATTCGTCGGTGGCCTGGCCGAGAGCTTCGGCCAGCTCGATCGGCACGGACGCGAACGGGCCGAGGATGGTCTTCAGGGACTCGATGCCACCACCCATCGCGCCCAGCCCCTGGACGAACAGGTCCATGACGGTGATCGCGCCGGTCATGATGTCGAACAGGTGCTGAAGATCCTGAGCCGCCGCATCCTGCCCGGCCAGGGACTCCAGCAGGTGGCCGGCGGCGGTCGCGACGCTGACTAGTCCGTCGCCCAGCACCTCCAGCGCCGGGCCGGAATCGCCGGCGATCCGGGCGATCGAGCCGGAGATCTCCGCGATCGCCTTGCCGACGTCGTTGGCCAGCGGGCGCAGGGAGGGGGCGAGATCTTCGAACGCGTCCTTCCACTGATCAGAGATCTGATCGATGTACTTCTCCATGTCGCCGAACACCAGCCGTAGCGGCTCAGCGAACGCGGTGTGCGCGGACTGGGTGAGCGATCCGAACAACCGCTTGCCTAGGTCCGCGCCGGCCTCGGTCAGCTCACTGTCGCTCTTGATGGCCAGCGCCACCGCCCCGCCGATGCCCAGCGCGCCGGCCCCCGCCGACAACGCGCCGCCCAGCGCGGACACCAGGAACGGCGCGGCCACCACGCCGGCCTGCGCGCCGAAGCTCTCGCCGAACTTCTCCCCGATCGGGCCGGCGATGGTGGACACGGCACCGGAGACCTTGGATCCGAAGCTACTGATCCAGCCCTCGCCGGCTTCAGCGGCGGATTCGACCAGCCCCTTCTCATCGCCCTTGAGATCGATCAGCTCATCAAGCTTGATCTTCTTGATCTTGCTGATGTGATCCAGTTCGTTCTGGATCTCCTTCATCTTGTCCGCGATCTTCAGCTTCGAAGCCGCATCCTCGGCCCGGGCGAATTCCCCGGCCAGATCCCGCAGGGATGCCTTGTTCTTGCTGGCCGCCGTGTCCAGGCGCAGCATGTCCTGCTGCACCTGCTTGCTCGCCTCACCGAGACGCTTCAGCTCGCCCTTGATGTCGTCGGCGGACATCTTCAGGTCCGCGAACGCGGCCTTGCTGTCATTCTTCGCCTTGACATCAATTTCGATCTTGCTCAATTACGTCACCTCCCCCCGCACAAGCTGCTCGATCTCCATCAGCCAGTGAACGCTGCGATCCTCGGCCAGCGCCTGCGAGGGCAGACACCCGAACCGATCACAGATATTCAAGATCTCCATGGCGCGCTGCGCCTCAGCGGGCAGCGCTACAACGTCTCCATGCTCATCGACGCCACCGGCGACGTGTCGCCACCGGAGGATCGCTGACCTAAAGGGGCGGCCACCGTGGTCATGGCCGCCCCCCACGCACGCAGCAGTCCGTACCACTGACCGTTGTCCAGCGCGGCCAGGCTGGCCGGCGTGAGCGGCAGATCCTCTCCGTCCACGCTCAGGTTCCACGACACGAGGTGCTCCGCGAACAGAGCGCGCTGATCGTCCACGGTCACCTCGCTGTCCCAGAGCTGCGCGAACGTCGCGCTGCTGCACGATCGCATGCTCACCTGCGCGCCGGCCAGCGGCGTCTCGTCCAGGTCAAGGCGCAGTTCGCGCCGAATCTCGAACCCCATCAGTTAACTTCCCTTACGTCCAGGTCGGGACAGAGCCGTCGGCCAGCACCCCGGGGACGCTGAACGTGAACGAGCCGTCCTGCGCGCGGGAGATCTGGTAGTCGGTGTAAAGCACCTCGCACGTCAGGCTCTGGCCGGACAGCGCCATGACCGTGGTACGCGCCACCGACGTGGACGAGATCGTCTTGAACACGGCGTGCGACTGGTTGGTGGCGTCGTTGAGCGCCGGCGCACCGAGCGTGCACGAGAAGTCGGCCAGCAACAGCAGGCGCTCGATGGCGGACTTGTCCAGGCCGGTCACGTCCTGCACCCCGCGAGGGGTGGCGAACTGCATGGTGGAGAAGTCATTGGAGAGCACGCGCGGGGTACCACCCGCGTCATCCACGGTCAGTGCGAACCCTAGACCCGATTCCTTGGCCAATGTCCTATTCCTTCCTTATCCTCGCTGCGCCGCATCGGCGAGCGTCTGCTGGTGGTTGCTGAAGCTGTCCTGCCAGTCCGCCCCGTTCAGGCGCTGCGCCGGCGTTCCGCGCGGGTTGCCGCGCCGGTCTCCCTCACGCAGGTAGAACACCGGGTCGCGCTCCAGCGCCACCCGGTGCGTCTCGAAGCATTGCTGCCCGGGCGCAAACCGCAGGGTCACCATGTCGCCCTCCTGCGCCTCCACCGTGAAGTGCCGACCGGAGTGATACTTGATCCACTTCGCCGCATCGCGCTGCTCACGGTTGGCGAGGTTCAGCACCATCCGCCAGCCCTTCAGCTCACGCTCACACCCGATCTCGTGACACGACGCGATGCGCGTGTGGGTGGCGTGCGGGCGCGAGACGACGTAGCTCTTCAGTTGCGCCGGCTCTAGCCTGTTCACGATCAGCCCAGTCACGACGCCGCCGCCTCGTTGCGCACGAAGTTGACCGTGTAGGTGGCGTTGGTGAACGTGCCGCTGGTGACCACCCGCACGTAACGGCGCACGGTGGCGGTCGCGCTGGCCGACTGCACCCGCTGGGTGGCGGTGGCCGTGGTGCCGCTCCCGGTGGCCGCCACGAACGTGGCCCCGGTGATGTCCGCGAACGTCGCGTTGTCCGCGCTGTCCTGCACCTTGACGGTGATCGAGGTGCCGGTGAACGTGCCCATCACGTGCAGGTACATCGACCACCCGAACGAGTAGCTGATCGGCAGCGCGCCCAGGTCCACGCCCGGGCCGTTGCCGGCGGTCGTCTCGGTGCGCTTGCCGGCGGTGAGGTTCACGCCCCACGCGAGTCCATAGCCGTTGCCGGCTACCGACGTGGTACCGGTCATCGAGCCGTCCTGGCCGCGCGACCAGTCGTAGTTGATCTGCTTGCTGATGATCGACGCTGCCGGCGCGCCCAGAGTCTGCCCGGCCAGGTAGGTGACGATGCGATCGGTGGTGGGCAGGGTGCGCAGCACCTCGTGCAGCGACGTGCCCGCGCCGCCGCTGCTGGGGTTCCAGTAGGTGGCGAACTCCGCCGCGCCGTCGTGCAGCA